AATCCTGCATGATTCTTACAATCAGTCTAAAGGCCAAATAATCCACACAGGAGCCATAGTCTTATCAAATTTACGATAATCACCAGCAATAATTTTATTGACACCATGCTTCGTTATATAATGGAATAAACCATCCCACTCCTCAGATTGGGTAACAAGACCAGGAGCTGATTCGAATAATTCACGTCTATTCTGCACTAAACGTACAAAACTCAATAAATACTTTCGAACAATAAAAGTAAAATCTAAAGGTGCTCCAGCAAAAACACGAGTCTTCTTTTGTTCCACCTGGGCTAGTGAAACAGCTTCATCCTTCAACGATGCAGTAAAGACAGGACTTGTCCTTTTTCCTCGATGATAACAAGCAATGGATTCATCAACTCTATCCATTATATCTTGTGTTAAAGCCACAGGATCATAAAGTTCTCCAACAGCTGGAATAGCATACATAAAATGTTTTTTACCTTTTTTCCAGGGAGCACCAGCACTGGTATTTCTGTTAATTTTATCAACATAAGAAATTCCAGCAGCTCCATTCAAAGTAGTCATATCATCATAAACATGTAGCATATCATAATCTGAAGACCCCAAACCTGCATTTATATCAAAATAAAAAGACTCACACACAATTTCAACAATATCATTGTCAATTAGCATGTTAGGTTTTGTCAAATCTTGCAAAGCGTGATTCCATGGTTCCCAAGATCTCATCTCTGGAATGCCATAATTGAGCGGATAGCCTTTATTGACTAAATAGTCATGCAAATAAGATTTTTCAACCCTACTCTTATGTTGCCCACGAAATCCTTGAAAGGAACCATAAACAGCAGCAAGACCATTATCTATATAACGAACATTGGCTTTATAATGTAGAGGACCAACCACTCTAGTATGACCCACCGCAGAGATGAGAGGTTCACTGGATTGTATAGCCATAGGAGACAACAAAGCAGGAGCAAACATTTCCTTATTAATAGCAATAGATACTATGTGATCGTCCTCTCCCATAATATGGAATCCAACAATTACAAAACCATATTCTGTCTGAGATACGAGCAAAGATCCACAATCACCATCGACTGATGGAATCTTAGTTCGCCCTTCCCAAACATCTGATACAGCTGAAATAACTGGTATACTAGCATTGTCTATACGAGAAATATTGTGAAC